AAACAAATCAAAGTTAGTCATAGCAGTAGTTCCAGTAAAGATAGCGTTAGCAGTAAACAAAGTAGTAGAAGTAGAGCTTCTAAAAGTACGACGGTTAGCAGAACCATATCTAAAGGTAAGAAGGTTATTTCCAAACACATAACTTCTATTCGCAAACATATAACGGACCTTTTAGCTAATTTAGTTAAAGAACAAACGACTGAACTCAATAACGCAAAGAAGAACTTTAACTTTTCACAAACCCAAGCGGATGATATTTATAAACGCTATAAACTTAAAGTTGCTTCTCTTGATATTGCTAAAAAAACAATTGAAAAATTGGATGCTTCCATTCAAAAACACTTTAAAGCTATTGAGGATGATAACGCATATTTGGCACGTTTGAAATTGATGAAACCTAAATTTCTCGATACGCTCAATATCTTAAATTCTCATACTGACATGGCACGTTCAAGTGTAGAAGGAACCATTGTTCGAGGTTCTGATAAAGATATGATGTTATCTATTCTTCGAAATATGAATATACACATTAAATCGATGACCGCGAATGTATCTGATGCTTTTATGGAACATTATCGCAAATATGAAAAACAACTGAATGCTGACCAATTGGCATACAATGATGTTGTCGCACAGTTGCGTAAAGCGAAAATACAATTAACAGATAATACACGGGAAGAGAAAGAAATTCTTGCGGAATACAATCGCGCAATTGATGTCGTTCAAAAATTACGTACAACGACTAAATTGACAGAAGAAGAATCACAGTCTCTTAGTGGATTAGAACGTATCTTGAAGAATGTAATTGAAAATGGTAAAACGACCCAATGTTTTGCTTAACCGTAATCAGCGTTTTGAAACAGTCTTTAGACTACAAGGTGTTGCTAAAGCATAGAATTCATAAAATCACATAATTTATAGATATTTTCTTATTTATCGCTTGATTACATAAGAAAATATTTGATTTTTTATACAAAAAACAAGAAATATGTGCTTACGCACGACATTTTAAGGGTTAACATATAAATATTTTATATTATATTAATATAATGACAGAAGAGTGTGAAAATATCGTAACAAATATTACACAATTTGAATCTGATGCGAAAAAAACTTTAACCAATTATATTTTGTATAAACAACACGCACAGACATTAAGATCACAACTAAAAGATACTGAGAAGTTTAGTGAAGTAGATGCTGACAAATTAAAAGAAGATATAAAAAATGCAGAACATGAATTAGAATCAAAAGTCACCGAAGAACAAACGGCTTTAAAACTTAGAGATAAAGCTTTAAACGAGATGGCTGATGCGCGGGTCAAAATTACCGAACTAGAAAAGACCGTTGGTAAAGTATCATGGGATGTCAAAAAAAATGAGGCTTTAATTAATAAAATAGATCTTATTTTTAAAAAAAAAGTTGAACTGGAAGAAACGGTTGCCTTTTTACAAAAAGAAAATGAAACAAAAACAATAATTGCCCAAGAAAAGGTTGATGCTAAAAGACAAGTTAGCAACCTAGAAGAGAATATTAAACGTATAAAGGTTGATGCTAACAGACAAGTTAGCAAACTAGAAGAGGATATTAAACGTATAAAGGTTGATGCTAAAGGACAAGTTAGCAACCTAGAAGAGGATATTAAACTTTCAAAGGTTGAAGCTGAACAAAAGGTTAGCAACATAGAAAAGGATATTAAACGTATAAAGGTTGAAGCTGAACAAAATGTTAGCAACATAGAAAAGGATATTAAACGTATAAAGGTTGAAGCTGAACAGGCTGTTGCAACGACGGTCGAACTAAAAAAAGCTGTTGCAAATGCTGTGAAAAGTGCAGCAGAAAAGACTGTTGAATTAGAAAAGGCTACTAAACGAGTAGATCAACAAGTAATGGCTACCATAATTGCAAATTATGAAGAACTAGAAAAGACTAAAGCATTAGAAAAAGCTACTTCAATGGCAGATGCTGCTCAACATGCAAAAATGAAATCAGAACAAGCATTAATACGCCTTCGACAAACACTTGTGGCATATAATCAAAATACTGAAAATAAAGACAGTCTAGATAACGAGATACAATTATTAAACCCTATTTTAGAAGATAATAAGATAAACATAGCATCTGATTTAGAAAAACTTACAAGTAATATTGATTCATTTAAAAAGTGTATCGACAACTTAAATATTATGGAAATAAACACATTAACATTACAATTCGATTTATATGAAAATAATATCGACTATATTCGTATAATAGTTGATCGTTTTCAACAATTTTTAAAAAATTCAAAAACAGTTCCAAAAACAGTTCCATCAAATGATGATAAAACGATAATGATAGAAATTTTAAATAAATTTACCGCAAAACTGAGGCAAATTATTAACGATGCTAATACCGCAGCAGAATTAAGTATAAATGTTGCGATAGCGGAAGCTTTAGATAAAGGTATGGATGAAAAAAAAGCAGGAGATGATGCCTTTAATAAGGTAAGTAATGATGCTGAACTTCTTATTGTAAATATTAATAATATACTTATGAATTTAAGTAATGATAACGATGTCGACTCAACGGCTAATACTACTGACACGATAAGTTCAACACAACAATATCTTTATAGTGATACAGAAAATTCTTTAAAAGATATGACAATACCATTGTACATAACACTATATTACCAATATAAAAATTCACGTATTTTGAAAAAAGAAACAATAATGAAATATATAAAAAAATTTAATGACCAATATAATGAATATTATGACACTAAGAATGATAATATACACAGCCATATCACGCAAATTACTGAATCCGGTCTTTATGAAATAATTTATGAACAATTAACAGATGTAAAATTAGCAAAAGATTATGAACAATTAACAGATGAACAATTAAGGAACGTTATGGAAATTGATGAAAATGTAATAAATTCTATTAAACAATATTGTGCTATGTATTATATATTAAACTTAACCAATCGGGCGCTTGAAGAACCTACATATTATAGAAATGAAATAAAACATATGTTATGGAATACGCACAATCGTCATTTATTATATAACGAATGGATAAAATATTTTATAAGGCATATATCAACACGGCGTGGTAATTTTTATTTTGAGATAAAAAATATTGCTACAACAGAAGACAAACTAGAAGATATATTTTCAAATACATCAAATATTAAATTTCATTTAATAACCAGTGATGAGTATAAAGAAAATAAATCGATTGGTTTTAATAACGTTATTTTCAGTAATGATGATAGTAGTATAAATATCAAAATAGAAGAACCCGCCGACCAAACAGAACGTATATATGACCGTTCTGGTTTTCAATATTCTTTTTTTAATTCACAAAGGAAGAGGAATTGTCGTAAGTTTAACGATGATAATAAAGTTGCATCGTGTAAAAAATCCGAAAAATGTTATAAACGATGTATATTTATAAAAAATGATGGAACACCTATTGAGTTAACTGATACAAAAAAACAAATATATTTTTATATATATTCTGAAACACAAGACGAATGTATTTATTCTAAAACACAACACAAATGTATTGATATTGATATAACAAAATCAGTTCTTGTCATTCAAGAAAATGATTGCAAAAGAGTAGTTAAAACTGAAATTTCTATCGTGAAAGATGATGACCGCAAAATTACAGTTCAAGGTGGCAGGTTATTTATGAAAAAATCAAGAACATCACGCAATAAAATTATACGATTGTCAAAGAGAAAGACGGGTGGTTCAGTTCGTAATAACTATAGACATAATAACGCTAAATCAATTGTAAATAAAAACAAAAGAAGAAATTGAATATGTTCAAGTTATGAAAATATTACTAACATTCTATACACGTTATAGAATGTTAAAAATAAAATACGATAATTTATATATTATATGATATGACCGTTTCTCCAGAATTTAGTATAATAGATACACGAACATTAAAAGAATTGCGAATCACAAGTTATCATGGATTTAAGAAAAAAGATTTAATGCGATTATTGGCCAGTCAAATTAAAAACCAAAATTTAGATAATGCGAATTATTGGTGTGCTGAAAGTCTAATGAGTGGATATGCGATTGATGTATATGATAAATTAGTTGAATTTTATTTTACAGAACTTAATATTAAAAACCCCCTACTATTAACATTTTTATGGAATAATTTTGAGCGTTATACGGATATTATTAATTCACATACAGAATTGCTGGATACGCGTAATCATTTAGAAGTACGCAATATATTAGCAACAACTGTTAGTATTATGACGCTATCAAATCAATTTCAATTGCCGACGTGTATTAAAGTTGCACCCGCTGACTTATGTAAAATTAATCCACGTTTTGTTGTATTCGGCTATAATTTTGAATCTATTCGTGAATTTTTTCGGCAAGACGACCCACAAGAAATACTTATCCCCCTAAATGAACTTTTGAATCATTTGCGGTCCCCTCGAAATAATAGTTTAGAACAAGTTATGTATTGGCTTTCATGGATTATTGCATATGAAACCGAATTTATCAAGAAAAATGAAATGGGTCCGTGTGCCGAACGTGAAAATATACGAGTAGATAAATTATACTGGAAGGATTGTATGTGGATACTTTGGAATATTATATTTTCAGTTAGTCAGTATATGTCGTGTCAAAATCCGTATTTTAAAGAGGTTATTGAACGTGCATATAAATTCTATGAATATTATTATAATAAGAAAAACAGGTACAAGAAAATTAGTATTGTTATTTACTCACTAATTTTATTTATAAAACCCACCGATTTTGGATACTTGTATGGAAATCGTGAAAATTATAGTAAAATTATATTAGCGTGTGCTAATTGTAATTCATTGTATAAACATATGTCAAAATTATCGTAATCCATATATCTTCTTAATTCTTAATAGTCATAGTGTTAAGAAAATATGTGTTTTCCTTGTATCACATAGATAATTTGATATTATTTATTAATTGCGCCCCAACATATTGACAAATAGATTGATGATATCCAAGTAGTAATCCATTGACGCCATAACAAAATCACGATTATAATCCGGTTGTAAAATGCGATTTGTATCGTAAATAATAAATCCAGAAAATAATACTAATGCGATCCAAGTGACGTATTTGTTGTATGTTTGCGAACGATTATAAAAGAAGATTTGAACAAAACGCGCTAAAATGAGACCTATTAAAATAAGGAGTAAAATGACACCAATACGTGAATCAAGTGAAATACCAAAGGCATACAATGTTAATCCAAAGACAAACATTGCGGCAAATATAACGACTGAACCTAAAATTGCTGTTTGAATTGCGTGCGTTGTTTTCACTTTTGTTAATGTCGAAAACAAGATACCCGTAGCAATGGAAAAACATGTCATAATTATCAAACGCACAAATGTCGGCATATTCGATGTAAATACAAGAGATATAATTAACCCTAATGATAGTAAAAATAAACATCCTACCGCAATAGGTGTTAATGTATATTTAAAATTTGTCATAACCAAATATGTTATTACCAACTGGACCGACAAATTTAAAAAAATGGATGAAAAAAACACCTTTTTTTTTGAAATAATAGATAATAAATTTGATTTGTCCATTAATAAATCATATATATTACCTGTATATTTTTTATGTATTAATATATTAAAATATTCAATACGTTTAGAAATCATATTGAATATTTATGGGTACAAAAATACAATCAATATTATTTCTATTTAATTAAAATATATAATAATATTGATTTACAATATAACAATGCCATCATTAAAATCAGCACGTTCTATCAAATTGCCCACGACAACTTCAAAATTGGTTAACAATATTAACTTCGCAAATGAATTAATGTCAAGTAAAACAAAATCCATCGTAATATTTGTAGTAAGGATAATTATTTTCCTTATTATTCTTAGTTATGTTATGAATGTTGAAACCAAATGTAATCGATGTGTGAATGATACGAATCTAAAATCGATAAAATATATGAGTATTGGATTTATTGTTTATAATATATTATTACTTATATTTCCTATTCTCTTCAATATTCCCGTCGAAATACTATCATACATTGTATATATAATATATATCGTAAATATCATCATATATGTTAAAAAAATGAATACACACACAACATGTTCTAGTTGTTCTAAAGATTGGCGCAAAACGTTTATGAACATATTAGCATATATAGCCATTATTGGAATTGCTATTATGGGATTATCAACAATTTTAGGCGTTTTTATGTTATCCAGTTTGTCAAGTTTTATGCGATAATTCTGCTACTATTCATATATTGTATACAGTTATTTACTATAATGGATTAAACCAAAACCATATGTGTTATCTATATGTAAAATCAGTCATACCCATAAAATTATTTAATATTGCGAACTATCAATTAAAATATTGAATACCTAATTAAAATTTATAGATAATCAAATCTTGGTTATCTATAACTAAATAACTAATTATATAAATGATGCATAATATTCATATCTTTTCGCGCAGCAATTTCAGGATTTTTTTTAAATAATTCAAACCCGTCGCGAATATCATCGGCTGTTAATAATCGGTGTATTTTACTATGGTCCGATAATAAATTGCGCGAATGACTATATTTACATTTTGATAAAAGCGTTTCCATATCACCCCCGAAAAATTTAAAATAATCGCGCTCTTTTTCGAAAAATGCAACATCTACAGCATTCGGTGTAATTTCCCATTTTAAATCGCAAACCTTTTTAAAGAAAATATCGCGCATTTCTTTTGACGTATAGGTTCCAATCGCTAAATGAATCGGGAACCTTCTTTCTAAACCGTCATTCATTGTTAGAAAAAAACGTTGAATATCCATCTTATATCCCGCTACAACTAAAACAAAATCGCTTTTATTTTCGGACATAAATTCCATAATCAAATCAACGCATTCCTTAACATAGATATCCTTCCCTTCTTTTCCGTCGGCATTTCCAAAACTATAGATTTCATCAATAAATAAAACACCCCCTCGACATTCTTCCAATAGTTTCGCTGTTTTTGCTGCTGTATGGCCAAGATAACTACCGATTAAATCGTGTTTTTTTGCGGTATGAAAGGTTCCCTTTGATAAAACACCCATACACGATAAGATTTGACAATATATATGGGCGATTTCAGTTTTACCCGTTCCAGGTGCACCATCGATAATGGTATGCAACATATCATAATTCTTAACATCGAGTCGCTGCAAGTAATATAAAATAATATCGACAATACGCATTTTAACATCAACTAATCCAATCATTTTCTGCAATTTTAATAGAGCCGGTTCCATTTTAAGAAGCTTATCTAATTCAATATTATAATATTCCGCGGGGTCATATACTTTATCACGGATTTTAGAACATAATTGAAGTAAATCATCCAATTTTTTTGGAACTTCTTTGATAAATTTTAATCGTGTTCTGTCTATGGGAACTATTTCTACTTCAGGTTGGATAGGTGGTTTTAGTTTAAGTTTTGAATTTCGGTCATGTATACTTGATTTTATATCGGTTCCTTTTGCTGTTGTTCCAAAAATAGAACCTAACAATTGATTCATCATCGCTTCATCAGCAACGTCTTGTTCTTGTTTATCATCCACGGGTGGTCGATGAATTATTATTTTTTTAATACGATTCTGTTGTGTATTTGCAGTATCTCGGGGTAATACAGGTGTCTTAGTCTGTACAGGTTGTATCTTAGTTGGAACATTAGAATTACACGTGCTACAAAAGTTATTAATAGTCGTATATTTATTATGTTGTGGAACGAATACTGGATATGGTTGTTGAAACATATTATTTTTGTTATTATTATAATTTTGATTTGATTTATTATTCATATCAATATATATTTAAATATTCGTTTTTCTTTATGTAATATAATATATATCAATCCGATGGATGTTAAAATAAATGATTTTCATCAAATATATGACGCAATAAAGGCTGACACTGAAATTACAGTATATACTGAAACCGGGAAATTTAGATATAACGTTATTGAAAAGAATGTTGAAACAGGAAAGATATCGTATATTCAACTCGATGGTGATGATAATACAAAAGTAAGAACATGGAATCGACAAGAGTTTATTCATAATAAATACAATATTTTAGATATTGAAATAGAAGATGAAACTGCTTATGAAATGAATATAGACTATGAATTATTAGAAGATTCCGTTTCAGGTGCTCTCATTGCCGAAGAAGTTGAATTTACACAAAAAAACACATATGAACAAATTTATACATTGGAAGAACAAATAGAAGATATGGCACATCATTTTATCGCCAAATATGAAAATCCAACTAAATTCGCGTGTCAAGTGGCAAATAAACGCGCAACTAAATTCGGCAATTTAATATTAAATAATAGGAAATATGACCACGTTACATCACAATTACAATTAACTCCGCGCACCGTATCAAATGAAATTCCATTATTAGAATATTATTCACGTGAGCTTTTTATAAGTGATATGATTGTCCCTATTGTATCGGATTCAAAAATAATATTTGAAGGCATATCATCAATGTATGTCGATGAGGAAGATTCACGCTTGTCTTTACACGATGAACAAACCGATATTGAAAAAATCAAAATTATCAATGAACTTGAAAAATTATATTTCACAAATAAAATCACATTGCGCGAATTTCGCAAAGCACAATTCGACGGTGCACGGTCGATTTTAACAGATATGCCTAATCCTGATATATTAGATAATATTTCCAACGCATATATACCCATTTTCTCAACTGAAAATTATTACACAATGTCCAAATCAGCAACAACGGATTTTAACTGTTTTCGCTCCATATTTCCGTCAAACTCTATTCGACATAGTTTTGGAAAAGCACGCACAAAATTAGAACAACGTGTTGTTCGAGGTGATATTGGAACCCTTGTTGATGATACGAATAAATCCGATATTCCTGTTTCGAGTAAAGTATGTTCGGGAACATTGAAAACATCGGAGAATCAATATTTCAATAAATCCGATCAATACGCAGCACCTGGAAAACAATTCAATAAATCAATTAGTCGTGAACCCATTTTTGATAAACACGTAAATGGTGAAATTGTTCCAATTGTAGGTTTTATGATCCGCTCACCAGCATTACATCATAAACATCATGGAAACTATTGTATTCGAATACAACGTGAAAATTACGCAAATGCATATTTTATAGAATCTACCACAAATTATAATCTAATGGATAAGATTATTGCCGCAAATTCGCGTCACTTAGATAATACGCGACTATTAAAAAATATAACCGAAACTAATGTAGATTCTATCGATTATAGCAAGCATCAAATTGTTAAATTCAATAAAAGAATAACTTCAAAAGATGAATTTCGCCAAGCACTATCTAAAATTATTCCACGTCCGGAGAATGTATTTGAAATCGAATATAAAGCGCTTGATAACGCAACTACCTTGAATCAAATTGAGAAAATATTCGCGAAATACTTTTTAAAACTTGAGAATATTTCTATTGAACAACGCAAATTGATTGACGACCATCAACAAAATGTTATTATAAGAATGCAACAGGAAAAGAAAACTGAATCTAATATTCATAACCAATACGCAAAATTAAATAGCACAATCCATAAAATATTTAATAAAATATACGATGGATTATTATTTTCAACGGATGTATCTCTGCACGACATAACACATATCATGAATAAATATATTATTAAATACGACATATCACTTATTGACCATATATTACAATACTATTTCAATATTGAACCTCTTATTGCTGGTCTTGAATCGTCTCGAGATGTTTTTATACGATTGTTTTATGAACGGTATTTATCCTTTACACAAACATCAGGAACAGTGCGATTATTATTAATTCCCAATTTCACAATTCGCGATCAACAATTGGTTAAACACGTTAATGTGGTGCGCAGATATTATGGACTCGACACATTTGAATTAAAACATTGTCCCTCAACATTTGGTGTATTACAGGAAGTATTACATATCATGTCTGTTAGGGATGGTTGTGCAATATACAACGCATTATGTGAATATCACGCAATAATAAACGATGTAAGTCGTGAAAATCGTTCTTTTCAAAAACCAGATGAAATCTTGTTAGAAATCGATAGATTACAAAAATTAATAGATACGGAACTAACAAAAAATGAAGAATTGCCCGGTAGTTGTTTAGGGCATACTATAAGTAAATTATACAAATCTATTTCAGCATTGGAAGTAGATAATCGTCCTGAAGCAATATCAAAAGACCGTTTATTCGATCGCACAACAATTTTAAATCAATTATATCATACTGTTATCGCAACGACAAAGGGTCATATTCGCCCCGTATTATTAGAGAGAGTTAAAATCGCGTTTGAGTTTGAAACAACAGAATGGTATAATTCATCGGTAGAAGCTCTCATATCGAAAAAGGGGGCGCTTGCAGGTGAGCATATTTCACCCGATGACTGGGCTTTAGTTATTGATATACCAGCAAATATTTATCAACTTTTCAAACGGGATAGCACCAATTCCGCGTGGGTATTTCATAGCGATGTTCCTGAAAAACACCGATACGCACCAATTCGTTCTGGATTCGCTCCAATGGATGGTGCATGTCCACCGGCAACATGTGCTTCCAATCGTCGCGGCGCGTGTATTCCTATTTCTATTATTGAACTATTGAATACAAAATCGGAATTAGAAGCTCAAATTATATATGATAAAAATAGAAAAACAATCGAAAAAACACATAAAGTAAGGCGTAAAGAATTAGACGTATATTTCGAGAATTTAGCGCGTAAAGCGCGTAAAGCGCGTAAAGTTGTTGGCGAACACGTTGCTAAAATACATAAAATGGGCACAGGCTATTCGACGCGCGATACATTACCGGAACCAGCACAAGTACTATTAGAATATAATACGATTATAACATTGAAAAATATACACGAAAAATATGCACAACTTGATGTATTCATTAAAAAAAACGGTGATTTGGGATATGATGACGATTTTATTTACTTTCTTCCTGAAGTTATAGAATCAACAAAACCAATTGTCATATGTTGTAAGCACGTGCTTGAACAAATTGCGATAGAAAATGCATCCGTATCAAATCAAACACAACTTCGAATATTATTTGAAGAAAAATGGGGACGAACATCAAGTTCCGACCGTTATAAACATTGTCGTAATTGTGCTGATGTTATAGGAAATGCAGTTGAAAGCACAGCAGAGGGTTTTGACGCAAATGATCGTGCAATTAATGTTCGCGAAGAAGTATCAAATGAACCAGACGAAGAACGGGATTACAGCAAATATTTTAAAGAAGATTCGGTTAGTTTAGAATTGTATTTATTATTGCGAAATATTTGTTCAACATTCAATATTCATTTACGACGCAAGTATGTTTTTGATATTATATATAAAACACGCGAATTGATTGAACGTAAAGGTATTCACGATTTTTATGCATTTGAAGAAAAAATTATAAACGATACGGCTATACCTATTATGCCTGCAATGAAACGATTTTATGATGTTGGTTCTTCTGCTGTTGTTGAATATACAAAGGACCGTATATCTTTATTTGGGACAGGTCGTTTAAATGCAAATATAGTTCAATCACAAACCACTGACGCGTCAAAAGATGTTATAAGTGCGTTAAATAGTTTCAAAACATTTCACGAACCGTATGTTTATTTTCATCAAGTCATTGTATTGATAAGTCGTTTGATTGTTATGATTCACGTCGTATCCGATCCACCGATTAAAATGTATAGTGTGAGTGGTCGTTTCATTAAACTAAATGTTGTTAGCGAACACGCAAATTTAGACCAATATATTCAAATGTTTACACAAATATTAGACGGATTTATGGCAAATGATGACACATTTAAATTGTATATGGGTATTAAAGCAAAGGGAAAGGCCCGTACTACAGGAGGACTAACGGATGAACATCGTCAGGAAATACACGACCGACTACTTGAATATGTTATGATACATCAAATGGATTCATATATTTTAGAACTCAAAGAACGCAAAGTAAATTCTCGTCGATTTGAAATTGAACGATCACAACAATTAATAAATGAAAATACAAAATGGAAAACATTTCGTCCTATTTTAGCAGTAGAAAGCATGGATGGTGTATCTATGACAATGCCGAAGCATTCAAAATCACTTGCTGATTCGATGCAATTGAGTATGTATCTATTTTATAATATTCATCAGGAAATTAAAAAAGCAGCGGATGTGGAATTGAAATCAGGTAATGCTTTTTCAAATTATGGATGTTTATCATATTTACGAAGCAATTATATGGATTATTTTATATCAAAAAATCAAAATATTCTTAAATGTCTTCAAATGATGAACCAAATGCAACACATTTCATTCTATAATCCTATTCAAGGAATGGTTCGCAATTTCGGCGAAGTATTGCCAATAACCCCATTGATGGATTATTTACATTCAACAACATTAAATACCAATGTAATAACTCACAAAATTAAAACGTTATTTAAAAAATTCACATTGCTTCCATCGGATGAAGAATCTAATCAACAAGTATCAAAACGTATTATCAATTCAACTGATTTAGAAACACTGCTTGAAATCGAAACAGAAACAAATCAACAATTACAAGCTAACGCGCACGATTTAGATGGATTATATAAAAAATTACAACAACAACTTAATACATCGAATCGTGTATTACTGACAGAACGATCATTTGTTCGAATTCCATTCGCTTTAACATACACGGACACTACACAAGAGGTTAATGGCCGCACACACATGCATACTATTGCAGATAAGTTAGAGCGTATTGTTGTATCTGGTAATTTATTCCCACAAGCTTCATCCATACTAACTGATATTATTGCAAAATATCGTGCAGCGAAAAAAAAAACAATGTTATTCACGGAATGGAATCAGTTTCGATTGACTATTAAAACACGTTATCAAGAAATGGGTTCATTATTAGGTAGTAGTTTTGGTGATTTTGGAATGTGTCAAGAATTAATGGAAGAAAAAATAAAGGCAATTGATAAACAATTGCGTATAGAAGGATTTGAAGATGAAGCTGAAATAGTAGAACAACATACATTTCGCAAGGAACTCATCGAAAAACAAAGCGAATCTATGTCAATTCAACTTCTTATTCAATACGCGACAACAATTGGTAGCTGCGTTCATCAATTTAAAAACTACAACGCTGAATGGAATTTTATAAATACATTCAAGAAATATTCAGCATATACATCAATTAGTAATGAATTATTGGAATATGATGTTATTGCGAAACATCGTCAATTATACGTATTTTTCAATCGCAATGAATATAAAAAGAATCTATCTACAAAAGTATCAATAATTCCCGATTTTCCATCGGGAGAAATACTACAATTATTACAACCGACCGATGAAATCGATATTCGTTCTGTATTACAAAGTATAATTGTTTCAGGGTTGATTTCGCTATTATCATGTGCTGATGATGATAGGAATTTAATCGAATATATCAAAGAATATATATCAACATTTATTCGTCCTGAAATAGAGAAAATTCATAAATTGAACTGTTCCACTGAGCGTGAATTAGAACTACATATGCGTGATATAAATGCTCGTGAAAATCGCGCACGACAGGAACGTATTGCCAAAATGGATGAAACCGAACAACGACTTTATCGTATGTTTCGTAATATAAATTTGGGTGATTTTGTATCAACGGGTGGGAGCGAAAATGTAGGCGAACTGAGTGAAAATGATTGGCGTGCAGATGGAACTGAAGGAGACGGGGGTGATGGTGCGAATCACGATTAATTTATTTTTAATTTATTTATATATTATATAACAAAATACAACTATGCTATATTCGAAACGTCGCAAGAATTTGGGAGGTGGGCGCAGAAAACGCTCCAACCGAAAATCTTATAGGTCTAAACGTACAACTTTAACTCGCATAAAACAACGTGGGGGAGTCAACCTATACCTGATGATGAGATGCTTATGATTTCAAAATTAATAAAAGCACAGGACGAATCAAACCAGAGTTTCGATTTAAATGCCAAGTCGAAGTTATATAAAGAATATAATGATATACATATGTCGATTAAAAAAGTAATTTTGTCATTAGGACACATAGACTTTACAATGGAACAGCCGACGAATTTTCACGAATTATACCAATATTTAAGCAACGCCGAATTAGTGAGGATGCTTTTACCATTAGATAAAACTAAACAAGATGATATACTTTCGGGTCTAGACTCAGAAATAACAAAATATATAATTTTATATTTAGCGTTTGCTCCTATAATTCCAAAACTGCTGAATTTATATACAAAAGAAGTAGAAGACACAGAAACACAGAAGTTCGAGTTATATTTAGAATATTCTATTATAGCGAATAAAGTTGAACAATTTAAAATAGTTACAATAAATTATGAAAATGCATTGCGCAAATGGTCGAATTCACCACCCAACTTAACAAATGTAGCTAACTTTAAAACATATACGAAAGCTTTTTACCAATATTTAAGCACAACCGAATTAGTGAAGATACTTTTACCATTAGATAAAACTATACAAAATGATATACTTTTGGGTCTAGACTCAGAAATAACAAAATGTATACGTTTATGTTTAGCGTTTTCTATTATGATTTCAAAACAGTCGAAATCAGATTCAGAAGAAGGAAAATCCACAGAAAAGCAGATATCAAAATTATATTTAGACTATAATGCTATAGAGGTGAAGGTTTTAGCGATTTCTAATGCTAAATTATATTTACAACAATACGACTTCGTGAAGATGCTTTTACGTTTAAATATAACCGACCAAGATACTATACTTTCATATTTAACCCCAGCCGTATCAAATATAATACGTAAATATTTAGATAATTATCTAGCTAATAAAGGCGACCATTCTAAATTTG